CCGATGTTTCCACTTGACAAGTCTGGAACTACAGTGTAAAATAGCAAGAGAATGACACGCTCAACAGACCACGAAAGCAGATATGCACGTGTCAGAGAATGACATCGCCACCATCATAAGCCGCTTAGACCGCCTAGAGGCGACACTCTCTGAGCGACATTACAACTCCATCACACAACAAGCCGCAAGCTCTGCACAACTCAAAAAACCTGGAAGAACGCACAAGAAACATAGAGATAACACAAGCACGTATAATCGTGCTGGTGACCGGCGGAAGCACACTCGGCGGCGTCATCGGCGGCACAATCATGTTAATCGGCAAAGCGATCGGACTGCACTAATGGCATGGTCAGCAAAGCAAAAGCTCTACATCGAATGGCTCGCCACCCCACGCACCGAACGAGAGCCGGCAACAAACAAAGACTTTGCGAACAAGATCGGCGTCACAGATCGAACGCTGCGCAACTGGAAACAAAATCCCAAGCTATGGGAGAAAGTGCACATGATTGCCAAACTGCTTTTGAGTAGCCATCTGCCGGACATATACGACAAACTCGGAGACATGGCCGCGAGCGGAAACCTAAACGCAATCACAACAGCACTGGAGTCAGTCGGAGACTTGCAACAAGGGAAGGACATCAACATCAGAGCATTCACCATCGAAGAACTCGCCGCCGCCCGCAAACAAAGCCAGGCGTTCAGATCGGAAAATGCGGAATGATCAACATCCGACAAGACTATCTGACGTGCAGCATTGACCCGGCCTTTTTTCGTACACAAATATTGCTGGATAGAAAATCCAACAGAGACTACATGGATCCCATTCAGGCTTTGGCAGTCGCAATACAACGTCCTAGACGAATTGCACAGCTACGACCTGAACATCATNCTAAAAGCCAGGCAACTCGGCCTAACATGGCTTTGCATCGCCTACAGCCTATGGACAATGATATTCCGCCCAGGTTCCACCGTCCTACTCTTCAGCCGCCGCGACGAAGAAGCAACCGCCCTGCTGGATCGCCTGAAAGAAATGACCGTACGTCTCCCAGGATGGTTAAAGCCGGCCATCACAATAAGCAACGACCACGAGCTAAACTTTGGCCTGCTCGGATCCAAAGCACAAGCCTTCCCCACGACAAAACACTCTGCTCGCTCATACACTGCAACACTCGTCATAATAGACGAAGCAGATTTTATCCAGTGGATCAAGCAACTCATCACCGCCGTAAAACCAACCATAGACGCCGGCGGCAAGATGGTCCTACTTTCCACAGCCAACAAGGACGCGCCAGACTCGGAGTACAAACGGATCTGGTCGGACGCTTTCGAAGGCTTATCAAACTATCACCCCATCTTCTTGCCTTGGTCGGCACACCCAGAGCGAAACGAAACCTGGTACAGCAACATCAAGCTGGAATACACCACAGACGACCTATATCAAGAATATCCAGCAACACCACAGCAGGCGCTTGCCCCACGCTTGGCCGCCAAGCGCTTCCACCCAGACATCATAGACAAATGCACCAGCCAAGCCGAAAACCTAACGGCAGACGCGATATGGGCCACGTACCGCCTGCCGCAGGCCGGCTCAGCGTACCTCCTTTCAGCAGACCCCGCCGAGGGGAACCCCTCCTCCGACCCCTCGGCGGCGGTCCTGCTAAACGCCGAAACATGGGAAGAAGTTGCACACCTTCACGGGCAATTCGAACCGGAAATATTCGCCGGATACCTGGTACAAGCAGCCAGGCAATACAATGGCGCAACAATATGCGTCGAGCGAAACAACCACGGCCACGCTGTGCAGCTTGCAGTCAAGAACCTGGAAGCAGAGGAACTTCTTTACCTGAACCCATACGACAACAAAGATGGATGGCTATCCAACAGCAAATACAAGACTCTGGCCGTGGACGTCACAGTGCAAGCACTACGTGAAAGTTCCGTGACAATCCACACGAAGGCACTGGCCGCCGAGCTTGCCATGTTTGAAGCACGTACATTGAAAGCGCCAGAAGGCTTCCATGATGATCGCGCTATGGCCCTCATCAACGCCGTCGCCGCCCTGCGCTGGCCTAGCCGCCGGCTAGCCGCAACCGGCGCATCAGAGGTTATCACAGCCCCAGACGTAATTGACACGATAGACAAATCAGGGGGATGGTAACACAATGACAAAGCAAAATTGGTACCAACGCCTGCTAAGTCCAATCGCAATCTACCTAGCGAAAGTAACCGCTATTGACATCGGTAGGAAAGACGATGGCCTCATACCTTTTCAGAGCGCCGGCACACCGCTTGACAAAGACTGGGGCGTACTTCAAGAAGAATTCACAGACGCCATCGATGCGTGGCGAACAAACCCACTCGCCCGCCGACTCATTAACCTCACCACCGCATACGTCGTCGGAGGAGACGGCATACAACTTCACTCAACCTACAAGCCATTCGACAAGTTTGTTACCCAATTCTTTAACCATCCCAAAAACCGCATACTGCTACGGCAGCCGGAATGGTGCGACGAACTTTCACGAGCCGGAGAGATATTCCCTATCCTATTCACAAACCCAGCCGACGGAATGAGCTACATACGTATCAAACCGGCCAGCGAGATAGAGAAGATAGTTACAGATGAAGATGACTACGAGACAATCTTAGCATACCACGAGCCAACAGATGTAGGCACAGCAGAGCCAAGAAGAATATGGCTCTCACCAGAAACAGCGCCAACAACACCCAAAGCCGGCAAAATAACCCCGGTCATGCTTCACTATGCCGTCAACAAGCCCATTGGGTGCATACGAGGAGAATCAGACCTTGCCCCCGATCCTGCCTTGGCTCCGGCGCTATTCTCGATGGCTGGAGGACCGCGTACGCATCAACGCAGCCATCCGAGCCTTCCTCTGGATTGTGCATGTGCCCGGCAAATTCGTACAAGCAAAAAGAGAGCAGTACAGAACCCCCCCAACCCCTGGATCCGTCATCATCGCAGACAGCGAAAGCGAGACATGGGAAGCCGTCACGCCGAGCCTGAACGCGCGCGACGCATCCGCCGATGGCCGTACCCTCCGCTGGATGATTGCCGCCGGCGGGCAGGGCACAGGGCTAACCGACCTGGGCGAGGCGGAAAGCGCCAACCTAGCGACCGCCTCCGCGATGGCCGAGCAGCGGCGGCGATTCCTGCGCCGCCGGCAAGCCTATTTCTCATTCATAATCGCAGACATCGCCATGCAGGCGTGGAACCGCAGCGTCCAACTTGGCCTCCAACGAGGCAAGCAAGTCACAATTGATAAACTCCAAATAACCACGCCGGACATATCGCCAGAAGATAACCAGCAGCTTTCCAGCGCAGCGTCAAACATCACCAAAGCCATGACCGAACTACACGCGNTCATGGCCCCAAGCGAAACGCTCCGCAGACTCACAATGANCATCATTCTAAAGTTTGCAGGCGAAAGCATCACCCAGGAAGAGCTAGACGCCATCGTAACACCAGAACCATTCACGCCAACAACGCCAGCCCAAAACCTTGCCATAAGCAACAACGGGAACAAGGAGAAACAACATGNATAATTGCGTACACTCAGAACCCTACCCCGGNCAACTATCACTTGCCGGAACTGCCCNCACCGATGAAGCCAGGCGCGACCTCCGCGCCGCACTTGACCAAGGCGAGCTTGACCATATCGAATTTGACGCAGTTGTCTACGTGGACGGCGAGAACGCCAACCATTACCGCTTCCGAGCCAAAGACCTGCCGGCTTTCGCCGCCAGCTTCCAAGACCAACCGTTCCTGCGCAACCACGACACGCGCCACATCGAAGCGCGAGACGGCACAATCNAGAACGGCGAACTACAAAACCTAGACTTCATTCAAACAATCAGGCTCACAACCAGGCGGGGAATGATGAGCTTCATCGAAAGACAGATTGACCGCTTCTCTATCGGCTGGTACTACGACGCTATCACCTGCTCTGTATGCAACCAAGACTGGCTGGACCCCACATGTAAACACTGGCCCGGTCGAACCTACGAGATCAAAGACGACACCGGCAAAACCACCGACGTACTATGCGAGTTGATTTTTGAGAACCCCCGCGGCAAAGAAACCAGCGCCGTCAACGCCCCCGCCGTAGACGGAACAGGTATACTTGCCCAACTATGCAAGAGAAAGGAAACAATCGTGAACAAAAAAGATGTGAAAGACGAAACCGACAACAAACACGAAGAAGGCAAGCAGCAAGAAGGAAACAACATCACCACCGCCGAGCATCTAAAAGCACCCATCGTCGCCGGTGCGGACATGGCCGACTGGATCGACTACATCCAACGCACGGCAACCGACACCGCACTTTCCGCATCCGGCCTACCGGCGCCGTTCCAGGAAGCCGTCAAGGAGCAGTTCGCCGGCCAATCCCCAACGCCCGAAGAGGTAGAAGCGGCAATCAAGCAACAGCGCAAACTCTGGGCACAACTCAATGAGCAAAACATCATCCAGGGCATGGGCGCCAAAGACATCGGCGTCCATTCCATGCGCAACGGCATGGATGACATGGCCGACGCCATCAACTGGCTGTTCGGCGTCGAAGACGCGCCCCTGCCGCCGCCGCAGCTCCGAAGCCTGCCAAATGTATACATGCTTCTCACCGGCGACTACGACTGGCACGGCGTTTTCCGCCCCGACCAAGCCACGCTTGCCAACGCCAACACGACCACTCTGGCAGACCTAGCGGTTAACGCCATGAACAAGTTATCGTGCCCCTATGGGACGGCCTGACAATGTATCGCTGGTTTGAGCCGCTAGTAGCCGTNCAGCCGAATGACGGATCAGTCCAAAATATGCAGTGGATCCAATTTGGCGGCATCTCCAATCTCAGCACCGTCAGCGAGGGTGGAGCCTACACCGAGAAGACGGTCGCCGACAGCCGCGAGGCTGACAGCTTCCAAAAATACGGCAACTACGTAGGAATCACTCTCGAGATGATCCGAAACTCCAGGATCGCCCAGGTGCAAGCAGTTACACGCGCCCTGGCGGTCGCGGCCGTTCGCACCCGCTCCGCCAAAATCGCCGAGATCTTCAGCAGCAACTCAGGCGTAGGGCCAACACTAGACGATGACTCGGTTGCTCTGTTCCACACCTCAAGCCACGGCAACCTAGCAACCACAACGTTTTCCTGGACAGCATGGAAGGCAGCCCGTATCGAGTGCGCAAAGCAAACCGAACTTGGAAGCTCCAAACGTCAAGGACTCTTCCCCAAGTTTGGCCTGTTCCCAGTAGACCTCTACGATGACGCTCTGGTAACGTTCGGCTTTGGTCAGGGAACCGGCGGGAAACCGTCTACAAGCAACAATGACGTAAACCCGTTTGCAGTTGACAAACCAGGAGACCCCCGCCCTGTCCCAGTCATGGTCCCAGACTGGACAGACGCAAATGATTGGGCCTATCTAGCAGATCCGAAACTCGCACCGGTCATTCAAATGAGCTATGCGCAACTGCCAGGCGGTGGGCGCCACCCACTGCCGGAGCTTTTCACTGCCGCCAGCGAGACCAATGGCCTCCTGTTCACCAACGACACCCTGCCCATCAAGGTGCGCGACTGGTTCGCTTACGGTGTCGCGACGTACCGCGGCATCGGCAAACGCAACGTAGCATAACCAGAAGATAGATAAAGGAGAGAAACATGAACGGACTGCGCTACCCCGTAGCAATCCACCTGCACGGCACGCTTGCCGCCAACGCGCAAGGCTACTTCCAAATTCCAGCCGGCATGACGCTGATCGAGGTCAGCGCCGTCGCCACGAACGACAGCGACGCCACCTTGCAACTCGGTACATCCGCCGACCTGGACGGCATCATGACAGCCGCCACCATCGGCGACAGCGGCACGCCGGCCATCAAAGGCCCCACCGATTTTGACGGCGCTCTGGCCGACGCCGTAAACCCGTATCACCTAGCCGACAACACCATTTTCTACTGGCTACTGGATTATGACGGTTCAGCCGGCACCGCCGGTCAGAACGTAACAATCGTGTTCACCTTCCTAGAAGGATAGAGACGAGCGCATGGACCTAAAACAATCCTTTGACCTGGTGGAAGCAATACGCCACCTGGACCTTGAACTTAGAACCCTCAGGGCCCAGGTGGCCGGCCTCCGGCAATCGGCAACGATGGACGCGCCAGAGCAAGGCGCACACGACGGAAAGCCCTACATTGGCGCGTCCATCAACCAACGCCTGCACGAGGCCATCTGGGACGCCGGCTACAAGTCCCTGCAAGAGCTAAGAAAGGCGAGCGACGAAGAATTGCTCGCCATTAAAGGCATCGGCAAGGATAAACTTAGAAAACTCAGGAAGGCACTAGAATAATGGCCCTCACACGCAGCGGACAAATCACGGTAACAACCGCCGGAACAGCCGTACAGGGGCCGGCCACACCACAAGGGAACCTATTTGCCATACGTGCCCACCCAGATAATACGAACGATATTTGGGTGGGCAACGACGGCTCAGACGACATCACCGCCAACAATGGCTTTCCCCTAAGCGCCTCAACAGATCTACTCATTGAAGTGTCGTCACTACGTGATCTCTGGTTCGACGCTGACACAAATGGCGAAAAGGCTTGCTGGTTCCTGATATTGTAATGGCTACCACACTATCAGACCTCCGATCGCAAATCCGGCTATTACTGGCAGGTACATCAGATTGGCCCAACGCAACAATCNACGCATGGATTAGCGACGCAATCCGNTTCTACTCTGCCCAGTTCCCNCGCAAATGGCGAAACAGCCAAAGCCTGACGACCGGCACACAAAGCTATGACCTGCCAGGCGGACACGGCTTCCAAAGTATTCTCTCTGTAGAATATCCGACCGGCCAAGACCCNCAACAATTCCTAACGCCAGCCGATGAACGATCAACAGCGTTCCAGGCCCAGGATTATGTCTATGCCNTCCGAGGCGTAGACGACAGCACCGCCGCAGCCAGCGACACCGCCCGCGGCCAAATCGTCTTTGCCCAGACCAGTTGCCACCGGGGAAACAGCCGTGATCTCATATCTCGGAAGCCACACCACCCCCACACGCGGACACGGACGAAATCACCGTGCCGGTACACCACTGGGAAGCCATAAGCGCTTTCGTAGACTTCCGAGCACACGCAGAACTGGAAGCCGACCAAGCAATCAACGTCAGCACCATCAGCATCGTCTTGGCCCAATTGGGCCAAGAAGCACGAATGAAGTGGACAGCATACAAACAAGTTATGGGACGACTTGAAGACCTGGAAGCAGGAAAAAACAGTGCAATTATAGACTGGTCAGACATAGGACTATAACCTCATGGGATGGGGAAGCAAAAAGAAAAGCGGCCAATGGGGAGCAAGCGAGCCGCTAGACGCCCAAATAAACCTCGGCGGCCCCCTCCACATCACCATTACAGGATTAAGAGAAGTTGTACCCGGCGGTATCATACGGAATCGTGAGAAAACCGCGTACAACGCCGGCACAGGCTTCTACCTCGGCATCCCAGAGACCGATGGCATCGCAAAATTCGGCATCGGCGACACATCAAACTACCTCACATGGGACGGAACAACCCTGACCGTCACCGGCGAGGGCAGCGGCATCACGAACATAGATGGCGGCAATATCCAGACCGGAACCATCACAGCCGACGCCAT